TGCGTAACTCACCTGCTACCCGCAACCGCGTCGGAGTCTGATGGAACTGATCATTGGCAACACGCTTTCCCTAAACGGAGGCAGCTACCAGAACTACAACCTGAACGGCAGCAACTTTCTCCCGTTTGGATTTAGCGGCGTCGTCGTCAACCGCAGCGGCGACAACACCCAAGCGTCGCTGGTCTTCCCAAACAACGACCTTGCCCGCTCATGGGCATCGGAAGCCGCCGCAAACCAGTGGGTCGTCACCGTCGCACTGGTCAACGTCTCCGCAAACACCACGATCTACACCTACACCGGCCAGGTCGGGGCATCATCGTGGGATGAAACCAGCGTCAATCTTCAACTCAACAGCGTTTTAGATGCCGTTGGCGCAGACGTACCCTTTCGTGTAATCGGTCAAGGTCTTGTTGGAGCCGTCCCCACCAGTAGCGCCTTCCGCCTGTCTTGAGCTGATCGGGATGCCCTTCCGCCTTGGTGCGGACGGATCAGACGGCTACATCGACTGCATCCACGTCGTTTACACAGTAGAACGCGCTTTAGGCATCCCAACGCCAGACTTCAATCCACGCTGGTACGACTTACCGCGAAAGTCTGTGCTGCGAGACCTATACCGCTGGGGCTGTCGTGTAACAGATGGCGGCTACGATGGGGATGTGGTTTTGCTGCCACAAAGTAGCTGGGCATTTGGCGTCGCATGGCAACGAGGGATTCTGCTGATCAGCCCTTTGAGCAAGCGAGTGGTCTGGTCCCCGCTGGCAAACCTATCGAGCGCGTACTTCTTCCGTACGAAAAAGAACTGTGCGACATAATTGGTTGCAGCACAGAAGAATACAAACAGTTTCTTTTTGAACTAGAACGTAATGCCTACGTGCGTCCTGCGGAATATGCTCATATTCCGGATATACGATGTGATCCGGCTACTACATCTGCTTTAATTAGTCTTGCTATTGGCCTGGTTTTATCAGGCGTTTCGTATCTTCTAACACCAAAACCTCGCGCACCAGAGCAGCAGCAAACACGACAAATAACTCGTCGCGGTCGCACGGGTCAAGACCGCTTTATTCAGTCCACCAACTTTGACGGCTTTGCCGATCTTGCCGAATTTGGCGACGCTATCCCGATTGTTTGGACTCGTTACACCGGCACCACAGGCGGAGTCGTTATTGCCCCTCTGCTGACTTGGAGCCGTGCCTTCAGTCTTGGCAATCAGCAAGCCGCAAAACTGGTTTACCTGATCAGCGAGTCTGGCCTATCTGCGCCAGACATTTCAGGTGTTTTTATTGGCAATACTGCGCTTTCTGTTCAAGACGCTGACAACTACATTTTTGCCTGGGACGCTCGCCCTAGCTACGATGCCAGCCGCATCACGGGTTACAACGAAGGCGGCGTCGGCTTTTCTGCCTGCCTGACACCATCCAACAGTACCCAGTTTGGTGTATCCAACCCAATCGCCAACTGCACGGGCTATCGCGTCAACTGGCAAGTTATTTCATATCCAGAAGATCTCGACGAAAAAGCCGAGCGTGATATTAGAAATCAGCGCCTAAAGGTTTGCGGTAGACCCGGCAGGTCGGCTGGTATGCCCGGTGTAGGTCGTGACTACCCTCGGCGCCTTGGTGTTATCGCTGCCGGCAAAGATCAAACTGGCACGACTTTTCGGATCAGTGGCACACGCTTACCACGCAAACCGAGTGACTTTGAAAAAAGTACAACAATTACAACGGAAGATATTAACGATGCTCTAGACGCTGAGTGCATTGCAGCAGATGAAGTGCTCCAAGTCGGAGAACAACTAGTTGTTGGCACACAACTGCTGAAGGTCACAGGGCGGTCTAGTCAGTTATGGCAACGTGGTAGCGACGTGGATATCTACTTGTCAGCAGCAGTTAAAGGCGGTCCACTTAGCGATATTGCGGCAAACAATGCAATCGCAGATAACGAAAATCCCAGCACCAGAAATTACGGGGTTATCTACTACTCCATCTGTCGCGCCACGACCGCAGTATTTAGGAATAACCGTCGTTGCCAAGTAACCGAAATTGGCATCAAGAGTCAAGTATGGGGCCGGATAAACGGTCTAGCTAACTTCAATCGCGTGCCAGATCCTGAAACGCTGCAGGGATATGACGACGATGGTGTTCAATTTAACCTTGGTAATAACAACGAGTATTTCCCACGTGTTTCTATGTTCCGCGTGCAAATACGGAAGGTCGGACAAACCTCATGGGGCAATGTAGGAGGTGCCTTGGCTGTACGCGGTGGCACGCCTACGGATCAGCATTTTCAGTTGCGCCTTAATCACGGCACCGATGCTGAATATGAGTTCCGCTTAAAGCCGATCTCAAGTGCCGCAATACGTGACGGCCTGCGGGAACTGTTGGTGCTTAACCCTAATGCCGAGTACGTCAACGACGGTATTTTAAGTTTCCGTGGAACACGCGAACAGATTTACGCTAACGAAACTTCCGACGAGTTAAACCCGTTGTTTGAAGCACGGGCGATGCAAACGAAAGGCTGGGGTAATGCCTACGCATCGGAAAGCTACAGAATCCCGACACGGGCAACATACTTCAATATGGGCGTATTTAGTCTTACAAATGTAGACTATACCGGAAGACTTATAAATGTTACGGATGAGCAAGAGCGTTTGCAACGCGCATTTATGTATGAGTTATTCGGTGATCCTCTAAACCTTAGCCAGCGTAAAACCGCAGATCTTAAAGTTAAAACAGATCGCGGAGTTGTTAAATTACTGCTTCGTGTCGAAGCTCAAGATGCCGACCCCGGAACAAACGTAGCTTTACGCTGGCGCGTTCGCTTTGCAGAAATCTATGAAGCCAGACCGATCGAGGATTCAGCGTTTAACGTCGGGCAAACAATCGGCATCAAAGTACGCCTAAAAACAGATTCCCTTTATTTAGACGGTAAGTTTCCGGCCAGCATCGAAGACAACCGCGTCGAACTACGGATGCGTCTTCAAATCACTAATACAGCAAATAAAACACTAACTCCAGAAAATCGCGGCTGGCGTTTATTTGAAACATACGCCGCATTTGCTGAGGTCAGTCGCTACGGCAACATCGTTACCCACAGTTGCGACTCCGGCCCCGAGCACCAAGTCGTTTATGTCAATCAAACAGGAGGTGTTGCCCTTGGCGACTACTCAAACGTAAACACCGCCTTGCTGGCACTACGCTCAAACCGCAATATCACAAGCGTTGATCAGTTGCGCCTGTGGATTAAATCAGGCACTACCAACAGCAACAGTTTCCCACGCTTGGTGCAATACCTTCTGCAAAATGTTAAAGGTATTTCGCCGCAAATGATTGACACAGCTTCGTTTAACGAGGCTGATTCGTGGTGCAATGCCAATGGGTTGTACTACGACGGCGCTATTACAAGCCGAACAAACCTCCGCAGTTTCATCACAAGTACCGCTCCGTTTTTCCTGCTTAACTTTGTAATGCGTAATGGGAAGCTGGCTTTGCTGCCCGCGTTGCCTGGCGGTGGATCGGCTGCAATGTTCACTGCAGGCAACATCATTGAAGGATCTTTCTCGCTGGAATATCTAGACATCAGCGAGCGCCGTCCCATCCGGGCTGAGATGGTTTGGCGTCGCAACTTACTTAACGAATTTCCGCAACAACAGTCATTTGTACTGGGCAGTCCAGGAGACACTTTGGAGTCTTTTGATATGTCGGCGTTCTGTACATCGGAATCCCACGCCCGCAAAGCCGGTAACTATATTCTGGCGCTACGCAAGTTTGTAACTCACGCGATCAGATTTAAAACCACGATGGACAACGCCTCCATCGGACCCGGCTCAATTATTACGGTGGCGCTAAATCAAACTGCCGCTTCCCGTTTTACGAACGGCTCTATCGGACCAACTGGGGTAATCACCACCGGTCAAAACCTCCCGAATGGCACGTACCCGATCACGTACTTTATTTCTGGCAACTCAACCACACTGTCAGGGACGTTGACCGTCATCGGAGGGCGCACCACAGACGCAGCGTTGTTTAACAGTATCTTCTCAATCACGCAAGAAAATATCGTCACCAGCACCTACTTAGTGGAGCAGGTGGAACTGGACGAGGAAGGTTTGGTGTCAGTGTCTGCGACAGAATACCCGTATAACGCCATTGCCTCCGCCGTCGGGTTGTAGCCATGCCTTTCCCCAATCTGACGCCATCTGCCCGGAACTTTGCCCCCGGCGATTTTCCGATTAAGCAGTACAAAGCCCTGAGTGGCGCTGAAATTCGGATCCGTTATGGCAACCTGCGTACGGAAGCCACGCTGGACCTGACCTTCGAGAACATCCGCGACACCAACGCTGCCGGTTTTATGTCGCACTACAACGAAACCCAAGGCACGTTTTTGACCTTCGAGCTTCCGGGCAGTGTATTCAACGGCTGGGGCGCCAGTGCCTCACTGATCAATGCTCCGAGTGGTGCGGCTTGGCGATACGACGGACCACCACAAATCACCAGCGTGTATCCCGGACGCAGCACGGTTCAAGTGAAATTGATTGCTGTCTTGTAGTTGGCTAACATAACCTTACGGCGGTACTGATCATGGGCTTTTACACAGGGCGAACCGGGTCACTGGTTTTCAACAGTAAGCCTGTTGCCAAAATCCGTGACTGGTCACTGGACACGACCGTCGAACTGCTTAGCACCAACACGATTGATAGCGTCAGCAATACTTTTACCCCCGGCGTCAAAGGTGCCAGCGGCAGTGCAACCCTTGTGTACTACCGGCTGGAATCCGGCGAATCCACGTCGTACACCCAGTTCACCGCCCTACTAAGCAAGATCCACAAGACCGGCGCTATTACCGAAAGTGACCGTGTGCTGCTGACCCTAAATGTGGGTGGCACAACCAACGACGAGATCAGTTTTAAAGCCTACATCACATCTGCATCAGTCAGTGTTTCCACGGGCGAACTTTCCGTGGTGCCAATTCAATTCACCGTTGATGGTGATTTTCTGAGCAACGGCACGATTGTATGACCGTCTTTCTAGGTCAGTACGGCAAGGTCAAGCTGCGCCGCAATGCGCAAGGTACGTTTGCGTCTGAGATCAGTCCAGATGACGTAAACATAACCCTCAATCGCGTGGGATTCGATGGTTCACTGGAAAACCTGCTGACAGGCGATCGCGTCGATATTTCTACAAACGATGCCCGTGGATTAGTTTGCTTTCCGCTAGCGACATGGCCAGACGCAACAACGATAAAAAAAAGCATCAGCCTGTTTGTCAACGTCAACCAAGCCGGTGGTCTTCGCTTCTTTCGTGCTTTTTCTGATGCCGTAAATAACGTACGAGCCAATGAGTTAGCCCTCGCCGATTTTGCTGGTGCGCCCCTTGCAATCAGCGTAACAGTAAGGGATGTTGATTTTAACTTACTAGGCAATGTAACAAGCTACGAAATAAATACCGACCGCGAGGCAATCGACACCACAGTTCTTTCTGATAAGTTCAAACAGCAATACACCGCCGGACTGATTAGCGGTAACGGCACAATTAACTGCATGTTCAGTTATGAGTCGACCGGCGTCGAAGAAACACCGCTATTGATGCTGCAGTTAATTCAGCGCGTGGAACTTGGCGCGGCATTTGACTGCGCGTTGTTTTTGACGGATAACGAAACAGATAGCAGTTTGCAAAATGTTTACTACGAAATCAGCGCCCTCGTTACTAGCGCCGGGGTCACGGTCAACACTGATTCCGTGATTGAATGCACGATCAACTTTGTTAGCGCAGGCGAAATCAGGCTGTTGGTCGGCAGACCTACGGGGTATGTGTTACAGGAAAACGACGACAAGATCCGCCTGGAACAGAATCTGGATTATCTGCTACAGGAGACCGAGGACTGACCCTAGCGTCACGATTAAGATGGGTCATAAATGTGCTGGTTTAAGGAGCTAAGCCTTGTCAGACGCCAGGATTACCCAGCTACCGGCGCTACCCGAGGCGTCCGTTGCAAGCACCGATGTTCTGCCTATCGCGGACATTTCTGCCAGCCAGACCAAAAAGGTAACGGTCAAGGATCTGACCGAAGCGGGCATTTCGCTTGCTGACGCGGGCTCAATCGACCTCGAAAAACTGGATCAGTCCAGCACCACCAAGCTTGGTGCCACTGCTCTTGCTGACGATGCAGTAACCGCCGCCAAGTTGGCAGACGACAGCAGCATTGCTGCCGATAGCGTCGCACCAAGCACAGATAACTTTGAAGGTCGCGGATTTTTTGATACCACCGACAGCAACCTCAAGGTCTACAGCGCAGGGTCCTACGCCCAAGTTGTGCTGCCCGAGGCTGGTCTTGCCACTGGTGCAGTTACCACCGCCAAGATTGCTGACAATGCAGTCACCACGGGCAAAATTGACGCCGCTGGTCTCGGCACTGCTGCCCTTGCAAATGACGCTGTAACGACCGCCAAGATTGCCGACGACGCAATCACCGCCGATCAGCTTGCTACTAACTCTGTCACCGCAGACGCCATCGCCTCTGGTGAAGTCGGCACCAGTGAATTGGCTAGTAGTGCAGTCACCTACGACAAAATCCAAAACGTCAGCGCAACTGACCTTGTTCTTGGTCGTAGCAGTGCTGGCGCCGGCAACGTCGAAGAAATTCCGTGTACCAGTGCAGGTCGTGCCGTCATTGGCGCGGCTGATGCTGCTGCACAACGCACTGTCCTCGGACTCGGCAACCTCTCCACTGCAACTGGAACGTGGACAAACGGCGCCACGTTTAGCGGCACCAGTAGCGGCACCAACACCGGCGACCAAACAGTCCAACTGACTGGCGATGTAACCGGCATCGGCACCGGTACGTTTGCGGCGACGATCAGTAACGCCGCTGTAACAGAGGCAAAAATCGCCTCTGATGCTGTTAGCACCACCAAGATTGCTACGGATGCTGTTACTGCCGCCAAACTCGCCAACAACTCCACCGTCCTGACGCAGGCTGGTGCTCCGACGGGTAGCGGTGATTTCACCGGTCAGTACTACATCAACACTGACAACGAAATTCTCTACTACTGGGATGGCAGTGCTTGGCAAACTGTCAACATTTCGATCGCCCAAGCAACAGCATCTGTAACCGGCACCGTCAAGGTTGGCACTGGTTTGCAGATGAACGCCAGTGGTCAACTCGACCACCTCAACGTCGTCACGGCTGGTACATATACCAAAGTCACAGTTGACGCGCAAGGTCACACCACTGTCGGCGCCACGCTGCAGCCCGCCGATATCCCAAACCTTGATGCCAGCAAGATTACGACTGGCACATTCGGTAGCGGCTTCTTGGCTGCAAACAGCGTTACCGCAACGCAGCTAGCCGATTACGGCATTGCCCAAGTCAGCGAGACAGCCCCAACACCTGAATTTGCCGGTCAGTGGTGGGTGAACCCCTCGGACCGTTCAGCGTATATCTGGGTTGGTACCGTCGCCCCGACACCCAACGGTTACTGGCTGCTTGTTGGTTACGGCAGCCCGACACAGCTCAACCTGCGTTTCGGTGGCACTTACAACGCCAGCACCAACCTTGTTGTCAGCCTTAACGAGTACGGCACAGAAGCTGGCCTCACCATCGGGCAAGCGGTTGGATTACCCAACAGCCAAAACAACGGCGTTTACCTTGTCGTTACTACTGCTGGCACGGGCACTACGCCAGCCCCAGCAGTTAGTTTGGCGATTGGCGACTGGATCCTGAGCCAAGGCACGGGCGCTAACTGGACCAAGATCGCTGTGGTGTCTGGCGCCAGCGGCACCTTTAACGATTACGACATTCTTAGCGACGGTACGTATTTCACGCCGGATATGCCCGGTGTATCAGATGTACGTGATGCACTGGTGCTGCTGTGGGGTCGCAGCCAGATTGCAACGACTAGCCAAATCGGCCTAGTGCTAGAAACTACAGAGGTGCTTGTCGACAACAGCACTGGAGCCATGACAATCGGTGTGGTTGACGATGGCACCTACTGATGTCACACAGAACAGAAAATTTTGTTTATAGCGCCGAAAACGTACCGATCGGCGGGCAGCCAGGTGATGTGCTGCTGAAAATCCAAGGCGCCAACTATTACACCGCGTGGCGCGACTTCACGTACGTCTTTGAAACTTACGATGTTGTACTAGACGACGGGGAATACTGACGTCCTTAAACTGTTGAGGTAATCCCGTCCGCCCGGAGCTAAGGGAAATGCCTTCAACGCATAAGCACATCCGTAGCAGCACCGCCAATAAGCGCCCCACGACGGCGATTGCGGATGGTCAGATTGCGATGAACACCAATAGCACCAGTCCCGGTCTGTTCTTTAAGGACAGCACTGGTGCAACGATCATCAAAATCGGTCCGGTGCATGTTGGCGCCACGGCACCCAACGTATCTCCGGCATCGGGCGGCAGCAGCGGCAATAGCACTGGTGAAGTTTGGCTGGATACCTCGCTGACCCCTAACGGCGTCAAGATCTGGAACGGCAGCAGTTGGACCAACGCCACCCCGATTGGCAGTACCACTGTTCAGGGTTTGCTGGAACTGGCGACCAACGCTGAAACCCAGACTGGCACCGACATTGATCGCGCTGTAACGCCTGCAGGGCTGCAAAGCAAAGTTAGCGACAGCGTTAGCACCACCAGCTCAACCACGATTGCTAGCAGCACCGCTGTTAAGGCGGCCTACGACTTGGCTGCTGCTGCAGTCCCGCTAAGTGGTGGTACGGTTACCGGCAACCTTGAAATCGGTACTACCGGCAGTCTGAGTTTTGAAGGTGCAACGGCTGATGGTTTTGAAACCACTCTTGCTGTTACAAACCCGACTGCAGACCGCACAATCACGCTGCCGAACGTGAGCGGTACGGTGGTAACGACCGGCGACACCGGCACCGTCACCAGCACGATGATTGCTAATGGCACCATTGTTGACGCTGATGTCAGCGCCAGTGCCGAGATTGCTGTTAGCAAACTGGCGGATGGTGCAGCTCGTCAACTGCTGCAGACCGACGCCGCCGGCACAGGCGTTGAGTGGACCAGCAACGTCGACGTGCCTGGCACGCTGGACGTAACCAGCACCGCAACATTCGACAGCATCATTAGCGCATCTGCTGGTGCGGCTGCAACACCTTCAATCACATTTACAGGTGATACAAACACCGGTATTTATTCACCTGGCGCATACCAAGTAGCACTCACGACTAATGGCACTGGGCGGTTGTTTGTTGATGCGAGTGGGAATGTTCAATTCGGAGGTTCAAGCGGATTTTTCTTTGTCTCTGCAACTAACCAAATCGCCATCGGCGGAAATACTTATACAAAAGACCTGACAATTAACAAAACCGACGCAGCAATCGCATTAAGAGCGTCCAGCGGTGGTACGTATTCGAGCCAGGGTCTGTTCTTTTATGTTGACGGGACAGCTCAATCTCAGATACACAATGACGGTAGCGGAAATATTCTTTTCAGAAACACATCGGCACTGACCGAACGCGCCCGCATCGACAGCTCCGGCAGGTTGTTAGTTGGTACGTCTACTGCTATTGCGGCAACTACATTAACCCCAGGTTTTCAGCATCAGGGAACCGAAGCCGGCTTTGCAAATGCAGGTTTTGGTAGGTGGACAAATGATAGTGGCGGCTATGCCATGTATTTCGCAAAGTCACGTGGAACATCACTAGGCAGTCAAGTAATTGTTAACGATGGCGACTTCTTAGGCGCTTTGTTCTTTGAAGGAAGTGACGGAACTCAACTGCGTCGAAGCGTATCTATAACCGCCAACGTAGACGGCACCCCCGGCACTAGCGACATGCCGGGCAGAATCGTACTATCGACGACCGCCGACGGAGCTGCAAGTCCTACCGAACGATGGCGCATTACTAATGATGGCGTAGTTTGCTACAACCAGCCAGCCCCGACATCGAAGTCTGCTGCAGCCACGCTGACCGTAGCCGAACTTAAGACTGGCATCATTCAGTACACCGGCGCTGCCGCCACACTGACTCTTCCCACCGGAACCCTTACCGAGGGCGGCTTCAGCGGCATCTACACCAACATGACCTTTGAATGGTCGGTGATTAACACTGGCTCTGGTCTCTGCACCATCGGTGCTGGTACAGGTCACACCATCGTTGGTGGCGCCACTGTTGCAGCTGGTGCCTCCGGTCGCTTCGCCTCACGACGCACGGCTGCCAACACGTTTGTGACCTATCGCCTGAGCTAGTAGTCCTACTCACTAGGGTGGGCAGCCGACCCTTTCCAACTGGCTGCAACCCTCCTACTCTGTACCAGTCTGGTTCTTCATCATGGCCACCACCTTTACGTGGGGTATCAACACCCTTGAACGCGAAACCGACGACGGCTTTGTGTTTACCGCCCACTACACCGTCAACGCCAACGACGACACCTACTCTGCTGGTGCATACGGCAGCGTGGGATTTCAGCGTCCTGACAACCTAATCCCGTACAACCAACTCGATGAGCCCACTGTGATCGGCTGGGTACAGGAAGCCCTTGGCGGCGACGAAAAAGTTGCTGAAATTGAAGCTGCTTTGCAAACTCAAATCGACGAACAGCGTCATCCGTCTAAAGCTGCCGGCGTTCCTTGGGCTAACTGAGTCGTGCTAACCGCCGCAGTGCTTGCCGGTGCCTGGTGCGCCGGTATTTTTTTGGCTTACTGTCTAGTGGCAATCAACCCACCGGATGATCTGTAGTGGCTGTCAAATCTAAAACTGCACTGGGGCGTGTCGAGCACCAACCCGGCAAACCCAAAAAGACCCGCCAAGGTCAAGGTCAAAACAGCCTGCCCAATCACGGCCGTAAAAAGCTACGGGGGCAAGGTCGTTAAACTGTAGAAAAGGTCGGCAGTATGCCTCGCAATGGATCACCACGAAGAGGCGCCAATCACTACCAAGCCCTCCGAAAACCCGTTTAATCAAGCCGTTCCAGCCCTGCTGACTACTGCAGTCATCGGGTTGGGCGGCCTTTTCATGCAAGTTGCCAAGCTGGATCAATCAGTCAGTACCGTTGCCGCCGATATCCAAGAACTGAAGAACGACTCAAAAGAAAGGCTTAGTGATCTCGAAACCAGAGTGCGCCACATTGAAATGACCGTCGGCACCAAAAAATGAGCGTCGTCAACACCACCGACTACGGCAACGGCTTCAGCCTGGATCAGCTGGAGAACGAGCGCGGCGAACTTTACTATCGCGCCTGCAAGGGCAGCGTCTGCCGCTACGCAGAAGACCACTACATCGCAATGATGTATCTCGAAGGCATGGGCTGGGACCCTAAGCAACAAGCCCCTCAGTAATCCACGCAATAATCGCGTCCTCCCGGTGCGGTTCCCAGAACGGCTGGTCCCTGTACCACTCCAGCCAATCCGCCGCCGATTTCGAGATATTGCACGCAAAACAGCAGGCCACCAAGTTTTGCTGGTGCGTATGCCCACCGCGAAATTTTGGATGAACATGATCGAGAGTGGCAGAACGCCCCAGGTCTACCCCGCAATAAGCGCAGGAATTATTCCAATGGTTAAGGATTGATTGCCTAAATCTTGCTTTTGCTTCTTTTTTGTTTAAGTATTGGCCATCTTCTATGCGATGGTCCATACCCAGCAGTGGCTACCCGGAATGTAGCGGTAGAAACTATTACGTGCGTAGGAACTCTTCTCTACTACAGCTAAACTTCCTACAGACTCCTGATTCCGCATGGATCCCACCACTGCTGCCGCGATTGCTATTGCTGTGGCGGCAATCTCAGAAGCCCTCAGCCTGTACCCAAAGATTCGGGCAAACGGGATCATCCAAGCGCTGCTGCTTGTCGGCAAGGCTTTATTCCCAAAGCGCTAAGCGCCGCTCCAAAACAGCGGCGCCCCAAACAAAAACGCGGTAGGCGGCAATGGCGCAAAACGCAATCCGATTGATCGACCTATTCCGGTTCTACAAGGGGCTGCCGCACCAGATGGCAGCCCTTACTGAGCTGGAGCAGGCCATCAAAAAAGCCAATCCGCACATCTTGGGCCGCGACCA